CAGCTGCTTCATATTTGTACTCAACTTTGGAGCAACAAAGCGCGAAGCTTGTACGATTTAGCACCCTCGCCGAATTTTATGGCCTCCGCACTGTTGCCAACCCCATCGTGCACGTTGAGAGCCTCTCTCCGGAGTGGGTTTTGCCACTGCAACCTGAGGGCCACCCACATCGCGCTATGCAGCTTGTTTTCGAGCAGACACATGGCATTAAAGTGTCTACGCCCGCACCCTTTAAGCCACACGCGACCATTAACCCCGTCGGCCACGTGTCCTAGCTTCTTAACGGAAAGCTTGGACCCGGCGTTGAGCACTAGACGAAGAACAACTTCACCTACACCCAACGCTTGGAGAAACTTGCTAAGGCACAAGTCCGGGTTGATTTGGCTGGTACCGACTCATCTAGCGACTCCTCCTCTTCATCTTCTTCTAGTGACCCATCTAGCTACTGGTGCTTCTCGTGCTGCAGTTGTGGCGGCGTTGATGACGGTGAAGTCATCATTACCGACGACGCTCTGCCACCGTCAATGCTGGTCCATTACGCGCAGGTTGATTCAGAACCACCTTAGGAATTTTCACCAACACACATTCGCACCGGTACAGCACCGATTGCTCAATCTCCGTCTGATAATGATGACGATATCGAGTCAATTGATGATTGTGAAACCAATGTTAACGTTTGTGGAGCACAGAAATCAACCGTGAACGCAGATCACGAGCGCGTTTCCGATTTTTCTGTTTTAGAGGATGATGAGCTGCCCATCGCTGATGAGCTGGAATTGATTGAAGACATGTACTTCGGCAACGGAGTGCCTGTCTAGATGACTGACTCCGACTTGCACGTGATCGTAGAAGAGATTGACGAGTGCGCCCTGCATGAAGACGGGTTGCCTCTTTTTGACGTAAATTTGTTCAGTTCTCTTGACGAGCACCCAGTGAATCGCTCTTTCTCCCATCCCATCGTTGAATTAGATAACATGGGCGCATCGTCTGATGATGTCTCAAGTTGCTCTGAAGAAACGGACGGCGTTCTCGCTCAAGGTTTTGCAGACGGTTATTGCCTCAAAACAGTACCTTCACAAGCGAGGACCTACAAAGTGAAAGCAAACCACGACTTTTCTGAGTTCCTGAGCGCCTTCAGATCAGTTGAGCTCGTAAAGATCGACGAACCCATCGATGGTGTTGTTCACATGTTGCGAACAATTAATTATACCAAAGAGGGCAGTTAGTCTGATAACGAGCTCATCGCTTATCGCGACCATTTACCACGCGACCAGCAAGAGCTCTTCAGCACGAAGCCGGAAGATGGATACTCTGCTAGCGTGCTTTGCGACTACCAACATGCCCACTACTTTATTAAAGTCGGCACTGCTGGTTCTTACACGTCTGTCGCGGATCATCCCGCGCAAGAGCCCGTCTTCATGACCTCAACATATGTCTCACTTGGCATAGTCTTTATTAAAGGTTAGAAGCCTGCTGTACTCGTCGTGACCAACGACCCCGATGTCGCGACCATCTCTTGCAGGTTGATGACCACGAAGCTTGAGGAGTCACTTTCAAATTTGAACGAGGAGCTTGCTCCCACGTTTGACATTGAAACACGCATTTCTGGCAAAGATCAAGGTAGGATCAATGCAGTGCAAATTGCATCAGAGTCTCTTGGTGTTGTTCTCCACGGACCTGCTGCAGAGTACACAATGGGCCGTATGTACTACTGCAGCCCATGCAAAAATGGATCATCGGCTTGGGGCCTTGGACTTGAGAAATTCCATATGCACCCAGCACTTCAAATGACCATTCATGAGTCCTAGCGTCTAATCAGCACAAGTAGGGATGGTAAGCTCGCTTACGAACCCGCTTCATTGACAAAGATGATCTACGGCTCGTCATCTGCTTTGGGAGCTTGGAAAAACGGCTTGAACAAGAGATATGATCTCTACTCCAACGCCCGTCTCCCCCCTGAGTGCATTCTCTACTCTGCTGCTGACATGTTCGGACCTCTGTATCTTGAAACTGGATCGACCTCACTTATGAAGCGTAAGATTCATATCGGTGACAAAACAGTTCATTTGACAGACGTTGAGTGGGATCAAAGGGTCCACCCGTTAGTCGGCCTCACTGCCTCTTGCACCATCGATGAAGTCACTGACAAAATCATGGAAAGTGAACATGGCGTCGTTGCCGATTTCAACAAGGATTACCTCATGGCCTGCGCCTTCGGCCGCAAGCACGGGTCGTACACCAGCGTTGCTGACATACTCCGTTACATCAACCGTGTTGACCCTTCTTGCCGCAAAGGCGATGGTTACACTGCCGCGTTTAACATTGGTTCCGGGTTCACGAACATGGATTGTGTGTTCTGCGTTATCGCCACTCAAGTCATCAACATCGCGAATGAACACTACGGCCGTAATGATGATGGAACCACTGTTGCTGCTCATCTAAGTAATCCTAAAGCAATTATTGAAGAGCACACCAATTTTGGCCCGATTCTATGTCGTCAGAACGCTGGAGTGAGTCGCATGCATTTGGAGCAAGCGAATCGTATCGGCCCATGCATCATCATCCCTGCTGATCCTTTAGAAGGTGTTGAAGCCATCACGATACCGATCGGATTCTGTTATTGGTCAACATCCAAGACCTGCCACAAGGACGCGATCCTCCCCAGGCCTGCTGCAAAGAACGTACGCTTCATCCACGTTGTAACTGCCTCTGCCGAATTTGGAGGGATCGAAACCTTCCACGCCTACGCTATCAAGAAGAACGATTGGGTCATTAGCGTGCCGACGAACTCCGAGCTTTATGATTCCACAGCAATCAAAACCGCTAACGGATCTCTCCGTCGCCCTCTCGATTGCTGTTGTGGATTATGCCACCCTTTGAGTGAATCTCACGACCGTGCACTTGCAAAAGTCATGGCTGGAGAAGATCCATACAAGGTGAGAGCGTGTGAATCTTGCATGATACGTGCTCGTATTATGATCAACATTCCCATCGACAAGCCAATAATGCGCAACACTCTCAAATGGTACAGGCGCATGGACAACATTGGTGAAGCTCTCGGTTATCTCAAGAGTCTTAGGCGTGATTACACTGGTTACGCACAGCAGATGCAGACCGTTTATTCTCAACAGCCTTTGCCTGCCTCACTCAAAGAATCGTTCGCCATGCAGATGGTGCGCAGGAGCGACGGCGGTCTATACCAGATCGTCAACCTCCCAACGAGTACTTTGAACTAGTATATTATCTTTGAGGGCAAATCTTTTAGACCTCAGGAATTCACTCATGTGAACGCCCACACAATCCAGCAGGAAAACTTCAATTATGATGTTGTGAACTTGACCTATGGATCGTGTCAAAACTTATTGTCCATACTTGCCGCACACACACCCAGGCGAGGCCTCCTTAGCCCTGCAAAGGATTACTCGCTTGAATTTGAGCCCGGCCAGCGCATTCTCACCTCCACGTGTTAGAGGAACCTCTCATCACTCAATCGTCCTGACATATCCGTTTAATCTATCTTCGGTCCAGGCACGTGCGAACCGATTTCCGGGGCTATCTCTTAAATTGCACCAATCTTCAACACTACGCGCCATCAGCATGTGTCTTGTAAATGCACTATGTCCATCATCAGTGGATTGTGTCGTTACACCTCGGGTCAGACTATTCCAAACCTCGAGGAAACTGAAAGATTCTTACAATACCACAGGGAGCACATGTTACCGCAACTCACAAAAGGAAATCACTCCTTATTTGAATTGCTCGAAACTGGCATTGAACTCACGCAGCAGCAGCAGTTAACTATGGGCAGGAAACGCGAAATCATCAATCACGCATATGAATCACTTGGTACCACCCCAATCAAGAGGAAAATGGGCGTTCACCTAAAGACCGAGGTAACACTCGACAATCTTCGTGAGCGGCTGATCATCAGCATGAATGACCTCATGCGGATTGTGATTTCCGGATCCTATTCTCATTACGCGCACAGTGCATATGAATCCGTTGAGATGATCAAACAAATGACGCCTCAACAAATTGCGCTTTCCGTAACAGACAAATTCAGTCGATACTCATTCTGTTCTGTCGCAGACTATTCTGCTTTCGACGGTAGTTAAACATACCAGATTGAAAAGATTGAAAAAGAGATCATTACTTACATTGCCGGCGATTCCGCTGGAGATTTGTGGGGCGTGCTTTTCAACGAACCAACGCTGATAAAGTCTAAGGACCTCGTCTTCGTTGGTGGTGTGCAAATGCACTCCGGCAAGATGTCCACGTCTTGCACAAACACTTGGCTTAACAAGTCCATGATCCATTATGCCTTCCACCTCCTCGGGCGGCGGTTTGGCATCGATTATGACTTTTTAGTCGAAGGCGATGATAACATCATTTTTTATAATTATCGGGAAGATTATGACAAGGTCTTAAAAATCATTCACAGCTTGGGATTCTCCGCGTCCGTGGAGCACTGCCCAACGCTGGGTCACGTTGAGTTTTGCGGGTTGTCATTCTTCATGAGTCAAACTGACGGCCCACTCGTATACCGTTCGATCCCACGTTGCTTCTCTAAATTCGGTTATTCCAATAGCCTTGTTCGGAGTAAACGTCGCTTGGCATGCATCAAGTTGGGCAAGTCCATTGCTTTGCTTGCTGCGCTCGGCTCTTCTGGCATTGTACGCACAATTTGCAAAGAGTTGTTCCTCAACGCCGGGCGAGTATGGCCTCCATATTCCAAAACTGTCAACAAGTTCGTCCAAGTCTGCGACTCTGGGGACGTGCTGACTTTGGAACATGCTATTGCCATGCTCCGCGAGGACAAACGCAACGATGCCGTGAAAACCCTCTAAGAATTCCGCCTCGAGTATGCTAAGTACTTCATTAGTCCCAACGCAGAACTCGGTGCGCACATTGAGCGGATTTACGGCAATGATTTGAACGTGTACCTCAACGCGCTTCGTTCTGACCCAATGTCAC